CTTATTAATTGTATTCTATATTTTTTATTATCAAACAATTCATCTGTAGCAACAAACCATATACAACCATCTTTTTGCACACCACATAATCCTATTGGTTGGTCATTATCATCAGCAACAGTCATATTAGTTTTACTACCTAAGAAGGTATAACTAAGAGCATCTTCTGGACTCAAACCTGTCTGATATAAAGCTTCGATTTTATCCATAACTCTCATGTTATCTACTACATATTTAAAATCTTTGAGGTTTGATTTTCTTAAATATCCCACTATACTCTTCTACTCCTTATATGGAATCTACCCTCATATTCTGCACTAGATAAACGTGTAGGAAGAAACGTGTCGTTCTTTACATCAATATCAACTTTATCTGATTTACTCATTATTGGTACTCTAAACGTACCTGTATCTAAATTTACTTGTCCAATAACAGCAGAAGCAGCACCAAGCAAACGACCAGTAAATTTATGTGTACTTGTATCTCTATTTTCTGGTGTTACTTCTACTTTAAAAAAACCAGCATCTTCATACTTAATATAAAAATGATGTATTTGTAATCTACCGCTTATATATTCTGGTGATCCAGCACCTTGTTCTGTTAGCCTTTGTTTTCTAAATCTATAGTGCATTTCATAAGGTTCGCCAATAATGAATTTACTATTTCTATAGTCTCCTTCTGCTGTAATTGTAGAAGTAGATCCGTCAACAGCATTTGTAGTTTCTATTAGTTGTGCTGGTAATAAAGTTCTTGCTGTACCATTTGCATCAATAAATGTACTTGTTTCTCCACCACTTAAATATCTGCCAACAACATTCATCTTTGCTCTCAATCTATATGGAACTGTAAAAGTACTAAGATTAGTGCTAGAGCTATAAGATACTGATACCCCTGTAGTTGCTTCAGTTACTTTATGGTCCAGGTGATACTGAAAAGTAGCGTTAGGTTCTCTGAACTCAGTTTCAAATGGTATCTTTTCAAGTGTTACTTTATTGGCTTCTTCTATAACAGCAAACAAATCTGTGCCAATAAAATCTACATTTAAGATAGAACGATTACTATTAATTGTATAAGTAAACCAACTACTCAAAGCTTTCTGTCCATCTGCTCCATACAGCCATCTATATACAAATAACTTATTGGGGTTGTTTGAACCTAACAAAACAAGAATATCTTGGTTGGTTGATACAGCCATTTTAAAAATATTACTTGGTATTAATCTCGGTACATGAACAGTAATATTTGCTGCATCTTGAACTTTAGTTTCACCTTGAATAATATATTCTCTAATACCAGCAAAAGAACCTTTTTGCGTTAAAAAATAAATAGAACTACCAGAAGGTACAGGTTGTGCTGCTGCACTACTTTCAAATTCAGTTGCGACTATTACGTTAGCTGTTTTAGGTGTAAGATTATCTGCTGAACTTGTTAATACAAATTGTGTTTGGTCACTAAATAATATAAGTCTTTCTCCCATAGTTACTGCACTTTTTAATATCGCTACTTTGGTATGAGATGCAGCTACATCTATAGGTTCATTATCTAAAATAGATACAACAGTCTCAGGAAAGAAATTAAAAAACTCTGACACTCTTGAAAGAACTACATTATCCCCTGCAAGAAATCCAAGTCTGTTTCTAAAGAAAAATACATTATTAATTTTATCACCAATAAAAGAAGGATTAGGTGCTGAATCTAAATCACCAACAGTTCTTTCACCCCATTTAGGTAATGTATATGTCACTCCTGATAATGTATAAGTATCACCATCTACTCTTGCAAATCTAAACTCACCATCAGCTTGACGTATTAAAACGTGTGGCATCTTATCGTAATTAAATTTAAATTTTATACCTGCTTTTACAGTTTCTTCCCACTGCCCTTCTTCAAAAGCACCACCATTATTAGTAACAAACTTGACATAGTAGTTATCAAAATTTGTATCATCATCTCCTTTTACTTCTACAACATAACCATTAGGAGAAACAGTAGGCAGATCAGTAAATCTCTGTACTGAATCTTTTACTATTGTCATCTTTGTATCGCCTTGTGTATCACTACCATCTATAGAAAAATTAGAGTTATCATTCTTTCTTATATATAAAACAGGACCATTTCTTGTAATAGTAAAACCTGTAAGGCCAGCATCAAGACCAGTTTTCAAGTCTGCTGCGATTGTGTCTGTACTTAAAGTAGAGTCACCAGCAGTATTATCGGTAACTGTTACTCCATCTATGGTCACAGAATAAGTTGTATTAGCTGTTGCCTGATTAATAAATATAATTGCTTTTGTGCCAGTTCCACCACTAAGAGTACTATCCATCTCTGTTGTTATACTTGTATTAACAACAAAAGTAAAATCAGCAATCGTAACTGTTTTTATTACACTTCTAGGTGAGGAAGTATTTAAGTAAGTAGTGCCATCTGGTTTGTTAACATCAATAGAATTACCTGTAGCTAAATCAAAAACTTGTACATTACCGTTGCTAAATACAGCTACATATCTTTCAGTTGTATCTCTATTTATAGTTTGAATATGTACATTACCAAGAGTTGAAGATGATAAAGATGATAAATATTGGAAGCCACTTCTTTTTGTAAGACCAAGAACAGGGTTGCTATCAGCATTATCTTGTATATCAGCATGATCTGGTTGTTTTAAAGCATCAGAAGATTGTGATATACCTCTCAATAGCGTAGGTATAGCTCTTGAAATTACAGCCATAGTTATCTAATTAAAGCACTAGAAGGATTATAAGTATCAAAGATACTGGTAAGAGAAGGATCTCCTCTTAATAAGTTGTGATCTGCATTTGCATAATCTGTTTCTGTAAGTATGACTCTTGCTCTTGTTTCGTCTTGTTGTGTATAAGTTCTTAATCCATCATCACCAACAAGTCTATCTACAAATAATCTTGCAGCTCTAATTGTTATGTAATATCTAGCTTGCTCTGGTATCTCAGCAAAAGTTCTTAAGTAAACTACAGTGCATATTAAATCTTCTTCAAATACAAAAGTATTATTTTGTCTATCGTATAATTTTAATCCACGTTGTATAGGATTAATAGTTGGGTGTTGATGAATATTAGCGTCTACTCTTAAAACGTCAGAAGAAAGATTTATATTATTAGAAGAATCTCTAGTAAGAGTTACATCTATTTCTGTATTGAATGACCAACCCTCTGATTGAACCTGTTTGTTTATTTCTGTAAGGGTAGATCGAGCCATTACTACATCAGCAGGTAATGTTCCTGTCAATGTATTTACAGGTGATTCACCTATAGCAGCCATCATTATATTGATAGCTTCTAGTTCAGTGGTTGCAGCTACAGTCATTGTTTAGTACTTTTTTATTTTTAGTGAATCCCTCCCACCTTTTTTCTTTTTCTTTTTTTTCTTTGATGAATGATACATGGGTATAAAAAAAGGGTATCT